GCAATCGCCGTGTCAACCAGTGAAGTAATCGAGTCATTAACGACATCGCCCCACGTACCGTCAAGTTCTCCGGTAATCGGTAGGGCCAGACCTAATAGAGATGTTGCTTGCGTAGTCATTGTTTACTCCGATTAAGCCACGTAAGTGCCGTTATTGGTGGCGTTCAAACGACGCGCAGTCCAAATACTCCCAGCTAACGGCGTAAGCGTACCAGCAGACTGTGTAACTTGTATTTTAAGGCTAGTACCTGTGCCGTTATCTAACTGAATTTTAAATCGAGCGTAATGGTTAACACCCGTCGTCAGTGAGCCTGTAGTAAAGGAATACGTTGCGGTTGCGTTAACTGCCTGACCAATAATCATGGTTGAGGTTGTTCCGGGCGGCGCAACGATACCTGTAATCGGCGACATCTCGTAATAGATATTTTGCGTTGTTGGCGCAGCAGCATTGGTCAACGTCCATGTCACCGTACCAGCAGTATTCTTGGTGAAATACGCCGTAATTTCAATCTCATAGTAACCATTATTAACCAACCCAATATTTGATGTTGCACCGAAGAAGTTGGCAATACCTGTAGCAATATTGGAACCGTTAGCCTTTAACTGAAACTGATTATACAAACCTACTGAGCTACGGCCAGACGTTGTGTCTATTGTGCCGTACAGGTTCTCGCCATCAAACTCAATAGCACCAGCAGCGGAGGAGGTTAGGTTTGTACCTGACGTAAAAACAATAGGTGCAGCAGTAACTGTACCTGCGGTTGGCGTAAAAGACCTAGATACGATATTACCCGCTGTTGCTGTGATGTTGCCTGATGTTGCTGTAAGCGTAGTTGCGGAAGTAATGCTACCCGCTGTTGTTGATATATTGCCCGCTGTTGCTACTATATTACCTGTTGTAGCAGTAATATTTCCAGAGGCCGAAGTAATCGCGCCACAACCTATAGCGTTAGACCCCGCTACGATTGGCACTGCTAATGTTAGAGCAGCAGCATTAAGCTGCATCGCATATGCGCCCTTGACTTGGTTAAAGCCGCCGACGTACCACTGATGCGCATTAGCCGAACCCGTGCTGGACGTTGCGTAAACCAGATTACCTGTAAAAGACGCGTTTAGTGCGGAGCTAAATAAGTAAGCCTCATTCGGGCCAGTAACAGTGTACGCGGCGTCACTGTACGTTGAACTCGTATACCCAAAGTTACCCCAACCAGCCGCATCCGTGCTGTTATTTGTATATACAAAATAGTTGGCAGAAGCGCTTGTTCCAGAGGTTGCGTTGTAAACGTAAATTTTACTGCGGCCGTCTACGTTACTCGTTCCGCCAATAACTGGATTGACTACACCTGCTAATAATGCGGTATTGCCTACCCGTAGAGTTGTACCGTTGTACGCTAAATTGGCGCTAGATTGGTAAGGACTTGTACCGTTACCGTAAGGAATGTAGTTAGCTGTTAATGTAGCTACACCCGTACCGCCAGAAGTTACTGGGGTGAGTGCGGCGTTATTAGCAATAATGTCCGTACCATCAGCGTAAACCGATCTACCAGCAGGGTAGGTAACGAACACATCTTTGCTGCCCGATGTGAACGGCACCAAAACTCCAGCAAAACCCGTCAACAGCGTAACCGCCGTGTAAGTTGCGCTAGTTCCTGCGTAGGTAAGTATTGATCCGCTTGCTGTTAAAACTGTCTTACCTGTACCTTGTGCGTCAAGCGTGACCGTACCCGTGCCTGTACCGGCACCTGAAGCTGTAAAACTAACACCCACCGTATTTGACGCCGCACCAATTAATGTAAAGTCTGTGGTCCCAACCGTCAGAATAGTAACCGTTGCGCCAGAGACTAACGCCGTAGCATTTGCAATTGCGTTAACTGTGATTACTTGACCAGCCGTTATGCCATGTGCCGCAGCCGTATTAACAGTAACCGTAGTGGTTGCTTGGCTGATGGACGAAATTGCTGCAATGGAAGATAAGCTGGAAGACGATAAAACCGTATCTCTAGCCACACTTGTACCTACCAGTGTGTACGTACCAATACCCACTTCCCACTCATTTGCGACTTGGCTGACAATGGCGTAGTACGTGGTGTTGGCGTTGCCGATAACCGAGAATGCCTGATAGCCGGGGAATGTGCCAGTAAGCGTAACCGGCCCTGTTCCTACCGTATTGGTGTTCTCTTTTACGCGATCTTTAATAATTAAAGCCATTTTGCACCTTTTATGGGTTAACTATTGTCTGCCAGTTTGGATCAGGCGGCGTTTGCGTCGTATCAATCACTGTCCAAATGGCTGTCAAAGTTGATGATTCTGTATCCGCTACGGACATTGTTTCAATTAGTGATACTGGCAAAGTTGCAACAACACTCTGCGTTTCTGCCATAGAAAACGTGTCACTAATGCTAATCTGAAACGCCTCCCCGGAGGCAGTAGAAAAAGGCGCAGCAGCAAATGCGGCATTAGCAAACATGGTTTAACTTATTACAACAGTGTAGGTTATCAGCAGAATATCTGTAGCTACAACAGTTCTGGTAGATGCAAAATCGCCAGCGGAAAACAAAATACCTGTTGTGTTTCCCGGCACCGTACTGCCGCCAAGCACAATAAAACAACCCGCTACCGTAGCCGAACCTGTCATCGTAAAGTTAGTGGTCGTAGAAGTTGTCTTGGAGCCGCCAGCCGCCGTAGCAAACACAGGAGCTACCCGCGCAGCAATCGCCGTAATCTCCGCCCACGAGGCATGAGAAGTCATAGTGTCTGCTACAAGCGCTGTGCCAACACCCTTCAAACCCATCAGCACAACACCAGCACCAGCGTTACCTAAGATGGAGTTCAAGGTCGCGTTCTTGCCAACAGTCGTAACCAAGTTCTCAACATCGTCTTCCCACTTAACCTTGCCCGCAGCGTCTGTGCAGACCACATGGTAGTAGCCGTTAATGGTCATTTGTTCGATAAGCATTTATTGCTCCTAATAGCTACTGCGAATTAACGCTGTTGTCGAAGTGTTCGCAGGCATCGTAATCGTGAATGTGGTCGTTGAAGTCTTGTCTGAGCCAAAGTCCAGCACGGCTACCGACTTATTACCTTTACTGGAGTTATAGATCAACGCGCCGCGAGCAGTAAGAGCAGACGTAAATGATACATTTGTAAAGCCAACATACGCTGTCGTACCAGATGTATTTACCGTAATACCCGTCATAACTGCACCGCCAGCCGTGTAGCCTGACGCTACAACTTCATTAGTCGCGCTATAAATAAGTGTGTCCGCATCCAGATCAGCAAAAGCCGTGTACAGCGCAATCTTAATCACATCCGTATCTAAGTCATGTACGCCCTGATATAGCTCGGCTTTAAAGCTGGTGGTCTGTGTTTGCGAGATCATTTAACTGGAATCCTAACTTGACCATCACGGTACGCATCCATACGTTGCTTGCCATCACCCAGATTTTTAAGCAACTCAAGTGCTTGCATGTACATTGTCTGGTAAACATTGATAAGGTCAGGCTCACCCTTCATAAAGCGAATAGCCTCAACCAGAGCGCCGTTCAGCAATGCAGAATCAAAGTTATCGCCAAGCCATGTCGTACCAGCGGTGACAATTGACTCAGGGTAGTAGTAATAGTGCAGTTCTAGTTTGTAAGCACTGTTCGGCGTAGGTCCAAGAATGAACGACAGTTCGTTTACCGCCGTAGATTGCGGGCCAAAGATTGCGTAATACTCTGGCAAACCTGTATCTGCCGGCGTTGGGTAGGACTCACGAATGAAGTTAACATCCTTGTTCAGCAAGAATGTGTAGTTCTCCGTAGCCAATCCGTAATTCTCAATAACCGCTAAAGAGTACGTAGACAGGAAGTCGCCGGGGCAAGACACATACTTATTGTTTACCGTTAACGTACCCGTTACGTTCTTACGTAGGTTGGCAAGCTGAACAGTGTTGTAAATCTTTTGTTCAGCTTGCTCAGTGAACAGTGCGTACTCATCCGCTGTGAACTCATTTTCACAAACGTCCGCAATATTCGCAACAAGTTCAGCGTAATTCATGGTTATGCCATCGGGCCACGAGCAATCGTGCCTTTAGTAGCGCAACCATTACCACGGGTTTTGATACCTGTTGTTTTAGGTTCTTTGTATGCGTCACGGCTGATGTTACCAACGGACATGTTCACATCATTAGCAGTCAGACGATTACCGCCTTGGTAGCCATTGTTTTTAAGGTCTACACCGGCTTTACCGTCCATAGTATGCGGTTGCGCATAAACTTCAGCAGCGCCAACTTCTTTGCCCATTAGTTTTTGTGAGAACTTAGCCATATCAACCGCCTTTTTTATAGGTAAATGAAGACTTCTTCTGATTAGCAACTTTAGCCAGACCGCGACCTAGTTGTTTCATTTGAATATTAGTCTTGCCGCCTTTGGCCATCTTAGTCATAGGCTTGCCGGGGTGCATTGCTGCTTCATGCTTGTGCACGGCTCCAGCCATCATCTTCTTGTCTTGTTTTAAATCCGCTTTGTCCATTTTAAACTCCTATGTCGTCGTGATCGTTACTATGCCAACTGGGCTTTGGGCCACTAAGTAGTTGGGTGTTAAAACTTCATCAAACCCACTTGCACCGCCCACTGGTGCCCAACCCCACTGAAACACCCTACTACCGCCGCTAGGATCACCGCTGGCCTCTTCCGAACTGCCCGGTGTCTGCGTTAACTGCAAACCTGTATAGCCTGCCTGATAATAACTCAGGTCCGGCCGTGGGTCACGTATACCTTGTGGGTCACTAACAGGGTACATACCCAAAGACAACTGCGGCTGATCCGGGTCCCAGCAAGAAGGGCACACCAGTAAGTTATACGTCTTCGTCTTAATAATCTCTTTACG